GCCATGCGGATATCGTCAAATGTTGCGACAACTTGGTCCGTGTTTAGTTCGAAAACTTCATACATGGTCATTCCCCTTAAGCTTTCATGCCTGCGGCATAGTGCGAAAACAGTTCGGCATATTTCAGGTTAGTGCGAAGGAAGAGCTTGCCGAAAGCCTTCGAGTCGCGGGCTTTGCCATACTCAAAAGCGAGAGCGGCGGCTTGGTCATTGGTGAGCTTGGTCATGTGCGTTCCCCGTTGCTGATGAACATAGGTATAGGCTAGCTTGCCCTATGCGTCAATTGTTTTTGTCATTATTTTTGTTGCAATGTGTGTTACGTTGCATTTGTTGACATTTCACTGTATCGCCTTATCTTCTGTAGCGTAACGTAGGAGATTGTCATGCTATCTAAAGAGTTCGCGCAGGAAGTGGCCCAATTAGTTTTCGATATGCTGGAAGCAAAGTGGGAGGCTAGGCGTTTGGCTACAGCCGAAAGAAAAGCGGAAGAGGCGCGCCAAAAGGAACTAGAAAAGCAAAGGAAGCTGGAAGAGCGGTCGAATCGTGTGCCAGCTAAGGCTAGGGATATGATTAACGCGCTCGCGCAGGCAATGGAAGAAAACGGCGGCTTGCCTGTTCCGGAATGGAGGTGGCGAGAAGTTGTGGCGGCATCCATGCGGCATGAAAAGCCTATGTACGTACGGGTGCTATTTCATCGGTATAGGCAAACGCTGGAAATGGGCGGGCATATCCGATACGAAAATGGCCTTTATAGCGTTACCGGCGGCGTCACAGAAAACGTCACCAACGTCACAAACGCTACGTGACATAAGTTTTTCGGCATCACTTGACGCGCGCCACATTGGGGGTTAAGCTGCGCGCAGCTTCCCCCTTGTGACGCGCTAAAAGCCCCAAAAATTGAGGGGCTTTTTTTATGTAACAGAGAAGGGGAGCCAAGATGCAGCGAAAGACAAAGAAGCCGGACGTTCAACCGTATCGCGATCCGTACCAGGATGAGGCTATCGTAGGCGCGTTGCGTCCATTCTGGCGCGTAGAAGATCGAACGGCTCAAAGATGGGGAGGGATTGTTCGGTTGCAGTCGCTTGTGTCGCCGGAACTTTCAGCGCGTTATGGTTCCGCATATGCAAAGCTGCAGGCCGCTATCAAATCGTTCGACAGTCAGGAAACGGCGCGCCTTGCTTCCGTCTGCATTCGCGGGCTTGAGGCATTGGACAAGGCGGCGGGAGAACATGATGAATCTTTCGAGCCGCGCGCTTTGTATCTTTCCCATGCTGGCAAAAAATATGTTGTGGCGCTGGATCGTGTCGATCTGCCAGCTATCAAAGCGCCTGACGGGGTTCCGGTCCTATCGATACAAGAATTGCTCGAGGCGCGTCAGATAGTGCTAGACGGTCAGATAAAGGCCTTAGACGCTATCCAATCCGCATTTCAGGGCGCAGAAGTATCGTTCAAAGGTTCGGGCGATGCGTTGCCATTTTAGTTACTTTCGAGCTATAAAAGGTTTTTATATCTCAAAGGGGTGGAACCTTGGCTCAGGTTGACGTTGAACGCGACGAAAGAGGACGGATCAAGCCGGGCAAGAGCCTCAATCCGTCTGGCATGGACCGCAAGAAAGCAATGATGCTGCGGAACCTTGAGGACCTGACGCCACGCGCCATTGCGCGCCTTGGTCGATTGGTCGATTCGCAGAATGAAGCCGTTGCGCTTAGCGCGTCTCGTGAGGTTCTGGACCGCACGTTGGGCAAGCCCAAGCAAAGTGTCAGCGTTGACGTAACGTCAACGTCTGCTCTGCATCTCCAGGCATTGCAGGAGCTAGCGGACCGGGCGCGCATTGCAGAGCAAAGGACCATTGACATCACGCCTATCGAAACCCCCATCGAAGAAAAAGACTAGGCGCGCCAATGGGTTAGGCAATGTAATGTTATAACATAACGTGTCAAACGTTTGACAGTGTCAAAGTCCCGACATGTCAAAAGTCCGACAGACCCCCCCCGTACCGTCAGCACCGGGGTGCAGCTTTGGTATTACCCACCTCTGCCTATTCGTAACCATTTTTGAAAAAACGTCGGTCAAATATTATTTACGTCACCAACGTCACCGTAGCGCATCATCGCGTTACCTACAGCCGGGTGCCTCCGTTACGAACGCACCAAATCCTTTAGGATTGGTGCGTATGTGACACCCCACCCCCCCTACCCCCTGTGTATGAAAAGGCAGGCTGTCGGAAAAATATAAAAAACATGTTCTACTGTCCCCCTATAGGAGGCGAGCATGGACGAAGAGATTTTTACCGTTGAGAGCCCAGCCGAGTGCGAAGCAGCCCAGCTTTGTCATGCCCTGATAGACCTGGCGGCCGCAGTAGATGTGGCCCGCGACCCAGAAGCTCGCCAATACCTGTTGCAGACCATGAGCGCCGTGGCCTATGCCTTGAACCCACCAAAGGGAGATGTCCGTGAGTTCAAATCCAAAAAATAGCTTTATCGACTTCATTGAGATTTACCGGAACGACCCGGTATCCTTTGTCAGGAACGTACTGGGCGCACACCCGTTGCCTTGGCAGGAGGAGTTCCTCAAGGCTGTGGCACGGGGCGAGCGCAGGATCAGCGTACGGGCTGGACACGGTGTCGGAAAATCGACGGCCTGTAGCTGGGCTCTCATTTGGTTCATGGTCACGCGGTATCCACAGAAGTCCGTGGTCACGGCTCCGACAGCCGCCCAGTTGTTCGACGCCCTGTATTCAGAGTTGAAGACATGGATCAACAAGCTGCCGCCCATCCTGAAGGACATCTTCGAGGTGTTCTCTGACCGCATCAATTTGAAGGACGCCCCGGAGTCGAGCTTCATTTCGGCCAGGACATCCAGCGCCGAGAGGCCGGAGGCACTGGCGGGTGTCCACTCTGAGAACGTGCTTCTGATCGTTGACGAGGCGAGCGCCGTCCCTGAACAGGTCTTCGAGGCTGCTGCCGGTTCGATGTCGGGACATTCTGCGACGACGATCTTGATTTCGAACCCGACAAGAAACTCAGGGCTGTTCTACAAAACACACCACGAACTGGCGTCCGATTGGTTCAGGATGCACGTTTCTTGCTTGGACAATCCTCTGGTTTCGTCCGACTTCGTGCGGCAGATTGAGGTAACCTACGGGCGCGACAGCAATGCGTTCCGTATCCGTGTTCTTGGCGATTTTGCGGCGGCAGACAGCGACACCCTTATTTCGGCAGAACTGGTCGATGGTGCGATGGCGCGGGATGTGGTGACGGGCGACGATCCTATGGTCTACGGGCTGGACGTTGCTCGCTTTGGTTCCGACCGTACGGCTCTTTGTAAGCGCCGGGGGAATGTTGTGGTTGAGGTCAGGCACTGGGGTGGCTTGGACCTGATGCAGACTGTCGGCATGATCGTGAACGAGGCCAAGCTCGACAACCCTGAAGAGATTTGCGTCGATACGATTGGTCTGGGTTCTGGTGTTGCGGATCGTCTGCGGGAGCAGGGGTACAATGTCAGGGATGTGAACGTGGCCGAATCTTCGGCTATGAACCCCAATGCCAACAAGCTGCGGGATGAGCTATGGATGTCGGTGAAGGACTGGCTGGCCACACGGGCTGTGAAGCTGCCGAATGATGTGACCCTGCGCCATGAACTTGTGGCTCCGAGGTACAACTTTACGTCTTCCGGCAAGGTTGTGGTAGAATCAAAGGACAGTATGAAGAAGCGCGGGATGCGGTCACCTGACCTTGCAGACGCGCTTTGTCTTACGTTCGCGTCCAATGCTGCAATGGTAGGTGGGCGCGGTACTGCATGGGTGACGGGCAAGAGCCTGCGCCGTGGGATTTCCGGGGTCGTCTAGGGCTGCTATGCGTCTGCGGCTTTAGGCATGTGTTGGAGGTGAATGCACCTTTTTCACTTTTATAGGACGCATTGCATCCATGCTGCACGGGGGTATGGATTAAGATAATGTAGGCGACACGCTTATGCGGAGCTTCCATAGCCCGTGCCTATTAGGAGAGTGTGATGGCAAAGACACCAGCCTGGCAGCGGTCAGAAGGCAAGAACCCGAAGGGCGGCTTGAACGCTAAGGGTCGTGCTTCGGCAAAGGCCGAAGGAATGAATTTGAAGGCTCCAGTTAAGGCTGGCGATAATCCTCGTCGTGCGTCATTCTTGGCTCGTATGGGTAACATGCCGGGACCAGAACGGGATGACAAAGGGAAGCCAACTCGTCTACTTCTATCGTTGCAAGCGTGGGGTGCAAGTTCGAAAGACGATGCCAAGGCCAAGGCAAAAGCCATCTCCGCGAGAAATAAGGGAAAGAGCAAATGAAGAAGCCGCCCGTTTGGAAGACTGCCGATCCGACGAAGAAGGACAAGAAGCTGTCGCCAGCCAAGAAGGCTTCTGCAAAAGCTATGGCAAAGGCCGCAGGGCGTCCCTACCCGAATTTGGTAGACAACATGAGAGCATCACGAAAGAAAGGTAAGTAACATGGCATCGTTTCTGGCAAATGGTCGTACTTGGGGTGACGCGGTTGCGATCACTAAGTCCGACACTGAGAGCAATACTTTTTCGTCCATCTACGTCGGTGGTACGGGCGCTGTGGCTGTTGAGACAGAAGACGGCACGACTGTGACGTTCTCGGCAGTTCCCGTTGGCGTCATCCTGCCGATTCGGACGCGCAAGGTTCTTGCGGCTACGACTGCCACTCTCCTTGTCGGGTTCAAATAATCATGGAAGACGAGATGGAAGGTGGTTGCCCGCTGGCAACCCGCGACCTGACCCTGAACCTGAAGAACCGGGGCAAGGCGATTGATAAGGCAGATTACGGTCCTATGGACCCTAATCTGCCGAACAACGAGTACTGGGCTCGTATGGCTTCCAAGTGGGACGCAACTCCCGAAGAAGCCAAGCAGATGCTCTGCGGGAACTGCGCTGCGTTCAATCAGACCGAATCGATGATGGAGTGCATTGAAGAGGGTTTGGCTCCTGACCGCATGAAGGACGCTATGGAAGTGGTTGACGCTGGCGATCTTGGCTTCTGCGAAATCTTTGATTTCAAGTGCGCAGCAAAGCGTACATGCGCTGCCTGGATTGTTGGTGGTCCTATCACTGACGACATGGAAGAGGGCGAGGACGAAGGGGAGAGCGAAGATGAAGAATATAGCGATATGCGTCCCGGCGAGGGATGAGGTATCAACCGGGTTCGCCCATGATCTCGCGATCATGAGCGCCCGGTTTTACGGTAATGCTCAGGCTGGTACGCTGTTTAATGTGAACTTTGTCTCTGGGACGCTCATTGCTGACCAGAGGCAAAAGCTCGTCATGATGGCGATCAAGCAGAAGGCTGACTATGTGCTGTTTTTGGACAGCGATATGCGGTTCCCGCCCAATCTGCTTGAGTACCTGATGTCGCATGACAAGGACATTGTTGCCTGCAACTACGCCACCCGCCGGTTGCCGGTTAAGACCGTGGCCTTCTCTGACTTCGCAGAGCTTAAATGCGTCTATTCGGGTGATAAAACGGGGCTCGAAGAGGTAGATGCTGTCGGCATGGGCGCGATGCTCATCAAGACAGAAATTTTCAAGAAGCTGCCCCTGCCGTGGTTCTCGATCAGCTATTTACCATCCGGTAATATGTATATTGGCGAGGACATCTACTTCTGCAAATTGGCACAGGCCAATGGTATGAAGGTTTATGTGGATCACGATCTTTCCAAGCAAGTGAAACACATAGGCGTGATGGAGTTTACCCACGACCACGCAGAAGCCTGCCGCCCTGACCCTATGGACGAGGCGGCTGAGATTGTTGCTCGCTTACAGGAGGCTGAGGATGAAAAAGACAAAGTCTGAGAAGAAGATCAGCAAGGTCATGAAGGAGTACAAGGCTGGTGGCCTTCACTCCGGTAAGGGTGGCCCAGTGGTCAAGTCCAAGAAGCAGGCGATTGCCATTGCTCTGTCGGAAGCCGGTAAGTCCAAGAAGAAATGACTGAGGTTCGGGCGACAAAACGGTGTCCGCATTGCGGCCTTCATTTGTCGTCCGACTTCTTTTATCGCGCCAAGACTCGCACAGACGGGCTGTCGTCTCTCTGCATCCCGTGTTCTAAAAGACATGCAATTCATTGGAACGCGAATAATAGAGACAAGGTGCTGAAGCATAAAAAAGAGTGGGCTGACAAGAATAGGGCTCATCTGCGCGAAAGTAATAAGAAGGCGCACAAGAAGTGGTCGTTGAAAAACGCTCATAAAATAAACGCCAAGTATGCCAAAAGACGATCTGACAAGATTTCTGCTACACCGCCGTGGTTTGACAGCAACTTAAAGTATCAAGTTAACGAATTGTACGATTTGGCCAATGGATTAGAAAAATATACTGGCAAAAAGTACCATATCGACCACATCCACCCACTTGTTGGCGAAAATTTCTGCGGTTTACATGTCCCGTGGAACCTACAAGTGTTGTCAGCAGACGAAAATATCAAGAAAAGCAATCTACCGCCCTCTTCAGAGGCCGATCTATTCTTTGAGGCTCCCAAATGGACCATTACTTTGAGGGAATACAGGGCTGGTTTAACTTCCAAGGCCCCTACAGGCAGGCAGTCAGGGAGTTCCAAGACGGCTCCGTCTTTGTTGAGCTTGGGTGCTGGAAGGGTAAGTCGGCGTCTTTCCTCTGTGTCGAGGTGGCTAACAGCGGCAAGGAAATCAGCCTCAACTTCATTGACCACTGGGGCGGTTCAGATGAAGAAGCTCATAAAGCAGACGCGGAGCTTGAGAGAGTTTTTGATATTTTTAAGAGCAATGTCGCTAAAAGTGGTGTAAAAACGTCTGTACATAGGATGTCTACAGTTGAAGCGGCAAAGAAGTTTGACGACTGTTCAGTAGACTTCATCTGGGTCGATGCTGGTCATGAGTATGAAGATGTCATGGCTGATCTTGAGGCATGGTGGCCTAAACTTAAAGTGCAGGGTATTATAGGCGGGGATGACTTTCCGATGCTCGGCGTAGAATCGGCAGTTAAAGAATTTTTCCCGGCCTTTGAGACTGGCTCCGAGAACGGTTGGTCGTGGTGGCGGGTACGCAAGAGAGGCTAAAAGTCCATGCAGGGTATTGAGCGATCAAACTACAACCCCGATCTGATCCCCATGTCTGCCGATGGATCGGATGATGTCTCTTACAACCCTGAGACTGGCTTTGTCGCTCAGTTGAACGAGCCGATGGACGAGGAAGAGTTCCGATATACGGTCTTCCAAGCCATTGAAGACGCCCAGACCTACATCGATAGCTATATCGCCCCTGAGCGCGAACAGGCTATGTCCTACTACTTGGCTAATCCCTTCGGGAACGAAGAGGATGGCCGGTCTCAGGTGGTCCTGACCGAGGTCCGTGACACGATCTTGGCTATGCTGCCGTCCTTGCTCCGTATCTTCACGGGTGGCGACAAGGTTCTGGAGTTCGTGCCCAAGGGACCAGAGGACGTTGAGGTGGCCCAGCAGGCCACTGACATGATCGACTACATTTTCATGCAGGAGAACAACGGCTTCCGTGTCCTCCACGACGCTATGAAAGATGGGCTGCTTCTCAAGACCGGCGTCCTGACTTGGTACAAGCTGGACGATGAGAAGGTCGAGTACTACTCATATTCGAACCTTACCCGCGACGAGGCCAGCTTCATCTTGAGCGATCCAACCGTTGAGATGGAATCGTTTGAAGAGGTGGTAGATATGATGACGGGGGAGATTCGCATCTCCATGTCCGTCCGTCGCAAGGTTACTACGCCTCGCTTCGTTATTGAGTGCATCCCTCCAGAACAGTTCCTGATCGACAACGAGGCCACCAGCTTCGATGACGCTATCTATGTGGCTCGTCGTAAGCTGGCGACGATCTCTGAGCTTGTGGCGATGGGCTACGACCGCTCTATCCTCGAAGAGAACGCCGGGACCGGCGGCTTCGAGATGAACAACGAGGTCATTACCCGCAACCCGGCTGACCAGTCGTTCTTTGGTCTTTCTCTGGGCAACGATGAGACGACCGACAAGGTTTTCTACGTCGAATCGTATATCCGCGTGGACAAGGACGGCGACGGTATCGCTGAACTGCACAAGGTCTGCACGGTGGGCAACGGGGCCTACATCCTGCATGACGAGATCGTTCAGGATATTCCGTTTTCTATCCTTGCACCAGACCCGACTCCCCACACGATCTTCGGGCAGTCGATTGCTGACCAGACGATGGACCTTCAGCTTATCAAGTCCTCCATCATGCGTAATACGCTGGACAGTCTGGCCCAGTCGATCCACCCCCGCACCGGGTTTGTTGAGGGCCAGGTCAATATTGACGATCTCATGAACAATGAGACTGGCGCTCTGATCCGTATGCGCTCCCCCGGCGCTATTGTCCCGTTCACGACCCCGTTCGTAGGCCAGCAGGCGCTCGGCGTCATGTCCTACATGGACGAAATCAAGACCCAGAGGACCGGCATCTCGCGTACCTCTCAAGGCCTGGATGCTGACGTACTGCAATCGACCACCCGTGCGGCTGTACAGGCGCAGTTGTCAGCATCTCAGGACCGTATTGAGATGATTGCCCGCATCTTCGCAGATGGCCTTAAAAGGTGCTTTCAAGGGCTCCTTAAACTGGTCGTCAGGCATCAGGACAAGGCCAAGGTCATCCGTCTGCGTGGCAAGTTTGTGCCCATCGACCCTCGCGGCTGGGATGCCGGTATGGATATGGTCGTCAACATCGCGCTTGGGCGCGGTTCTGATGACCAGAAGATGATTTTCCTGAACCAATTGGCTCAGAAGCAGGAAATGGTCATCGAGAAGTATGGCCCCTACAACCCGCTTGTGGACCTTCAGCAGTATCGCGCCACTCTGGCCCAGATCATCCAGCTTTCCGGCTTCCAAGACCCGTCACAGTTCGTGAAGGAAGTGACGCCAGAGGCTGTTCAGCAGTTCATGTCTCAGATGAGCGAAAACAAGACGCCAGACCCGGCTGAAATGCTTGCGAAGGTTGAGGCTGACAAGACGAAGGCTGACATTGTTATCAATGCGGCAAAGCAGGAGCTTGATCGTCAGAAAGCCATCGCAGATGCCGATCTGAAGCGCGACCAGTTGATGGCCGACTTCATGCTGCGGGCTTACGAAATCCAAGCGAAGTACGGAACGCAGATCGATGTTGCCCTGATTAAGGCTGAACTCGACAGTCAGCGCGCTGATCTTCAGGCGACATTCGCAGCGTCTCCGGTTCAGGTGGGGATTTGATGCTTTCTGAGCTTCAGATCAACGCAATCAATGAATCAACCAAGGTTCTTGTTGAGAGCGGGCAGTATATTCTTCAAGCCCATAGGTTTGGGCTGGACGAGATAGATCACGCCCTAAAGTTGTTGCATTGGGCAAATATTCCGCATGGGGCCAAGGTGGTCGATCTGGGTAGCGGGACCGGCGCAGTGGCATCTATCTGGTCTAAGTTTAGGGGTGACCTTAGCTTCTGCTTGGTCAACCTAAGCAAGTTTCAGTTGAGTTTGCTCCCTAAGTTCTGTGAACAAATTTGCTGCAACATGGAGCAAGTTCCAGTTCCGGACGGCGAGTTTGATGCGGCTATTTGCATGTTCTCGATAGGGCATACGAATCATGAGGCGTCACTGGCTGAGATGAGCCGCATAGTGAAGCCTGGTGGCATTGTTTTTGTCTATGACATGGTTGGAAAGAGCCCGAGATTGTCTGAGCTTTTTTACAACCTTCTGGACAAAGAAGAGATGGAAGGAATCGCAAAAAACTGCGGTCTTTCTTTGGATTATTACATGGAACCGGCAGATCAGGGGTGTTCTGCTTCGACTATGGAAGGTTTTGACGAGGTTTTCGGACCACTCAAACCAGCCATCTGGCGATGGGTTAAGGGGGTCTGATGTCAACTTATGAGCAAGAAGAGCTTTGGCGATCTGCCAAGGCTTTTGCGGGAGACAAGCTCTTTAACGAGATTTTTGAGCGTCTGACCGAGAAATACATTCAGACATGGGCAACTTCCGACCCCGGAGATGCCGTTGTCAGGGACGATGCGTATCACATGGTGCGCGCCGTGGCTTCACTTAGGACTGAGCTAACTGCCTTGGCGGCAGAGCCAGATGTCGTGAAGTTCAACAGTCGCTTGAAGCGATCATGATTAAGGGGTAAAACTATGAATACAACCGAACAATCGCAGCCTGGCGAACTCGGTACAGCAGATGTCGCTGCCCGCATTTCGGCTTTCCTGGACGGAGGTGATCCGCAACCAGCCCCGAAAGAAGGTCGTGGCAATGCCGAAGTCGAAGAGACAGAGGCGGCGGCTGATGCGTCCGAAGAGACTTCAGTGGAAGACGGAGAGGCAACCGAAGAGGTTCCGTCAGATACCGAAGAGGATGCAGAGGTCGAGGCAGCGGAAGATGGCAGCGATGCTGACACCGACCCTGATGCTCTCGTCACCGTCAAGATTGACGGCAAGGTCGAGAAGATCACGGTAAAGGAAGCAGCAGAGGGTTATCAGAGGCAGGCCGATTACCAACGCAAGACGCAGGCACTGGCTGAAGAGCGTAAAGCTATTGAGTCGGTACGCCAGCAAACGGAAGCGGAACGGGCTTATTATGCAAGTACCGTATCCCAGCTTCGGAGCCAACTTGAGTCCTTTGCGCCTCAAGAGCCCGACTGGAATAGGCTGCATCAAGAAGACCCGATTAACTTCCCGATAATTGAGAAACAGTGGCGAGACTATAAGGCCAATCTTCAGGCAGTTCAGCAGGAAGAAGCCCGTCTCAAGCAACTCGCTTATCAGGAAGAACAGTACAAGCTCCAGAATGTTGTCGAAGAAGGACGCAAGTTCATCATCGATAAAATGCCGGAGTGGAAAGATGAAGCGAAATGGAATGCGGCCCGTGGGCAGCTTCGCGAGTATGGCAAAAAGATTGGCTATACGGACGAAGAACTCGCAATGGCTTATGACCCTCGCGCCATCTTAGTGCTGGAAAAGGCCCGTCGCTATGACGCGCTTCAGAGCAATTCGCCGAAACCAAACCAAAAGGCGACTCCGAAGCCGTTGAAGCAAGGGACAAACGCACAGTCTCCGCGCCGTGAGAATGATCTTGCAAAGGTAAAACAGCGTCTCAAATCATCTGGCCACGTCAATGACGCGGCTGCACTCTTTGCAATGCTCGACAGGAGATAAGCATATGGCTTCGGTTACTAAGGCAACGACCTACGACAACGTCAACGCGATCCGCGAAGACCTTGCCAACATCATCTACGACATCTCGCCCGTTGACACGCCTTTCATGTCCAACATTGGCCGTGACACTGCGTCCAACACCTACTTCGAGTGGCAGCAGGATTCTCTTGCCGCCGTTAACACATCGAATGCCGCCATCGAAGGTGCCGCAGCAGGCGATGCTGACTTCGTTGCGACTGTTCGCACGGCCAACTACGCTCAGATCAGCACGGCTATCGTGTCTGTTTCGGGTACGGCTGATGCAACGAACAACGCGGGTATGCGTACCCTCATGGCCTACGAAACCGCGAAGAAAGCTAAAGAGCTGAAGCGCGATATGGAAGCCATCCTCACCAGCAACCAGGCTGGCGTCGCTGGCAACAACTCGACGGCTCGTAAGACCGCTGGTCTTCCGGCTTGGCTGAACGCCAACTATCAGGCGAACGGTGCTACCGTTTCCACGATGTCTGGCGCTTCGGGCAACGGCTATCCGAACGCTGCTTGGACCTCGCTCTCGACTTCGACGGACGTTGCTCTGACGGAGACGATGCTCAAGACTGCTATCCAGCAGGTTTGGGAAGACGGTGGCGACCCGAAAATCTTCATGGTCAACGCCTACAACAAGACTGTGGCTTCTGCGTTCTCGGGCCTCGCCCAGCAGCGCATTAACTACACGACTGCGACGCCGCTCAAGATCATCGCGACGGCTGACGTTTACCTTGGTGACTTCGGTGAGGTGGCTATTGTCCCGAACCGCTTCCAGCCGGGTAACTTCGCCTTCGTGCTCGACCCTGAGTACGCTTCGGTCTCGTACCTCCGTCCGTTCCGCACTGTTGACATCGCCAAGACCGGCGACTTCGACAAGAAGGAGATGATCGTTGAGTACGGCCTCCGCATCAAGAGCCAGAACGCTCATGCGGTCATCGCGAACCTCATCGCTTCGTAAGCAAAAAGGAGGGGCGGGTCTTCCCGTCCCTCCAACCTATAGGGGAAACCATGTCTGAAGAATACCGCCCTGCTTCCTTTGATCTTTCGTACGACTCGCACTCTGGAACCCTCCAGAAGATGCACATCACGAACGATCAAAAGTTGATCTTCGAATCAACCGTTGAAATTGACGATCTTGCTGAAAGAAACAAGTTTGACCGAGACAGCCTGTCTCGTAACGAAAAGCTGCCTGACGGTATGGTTCGTGTGGCTAGTCTTCCCATGCTGATCTACCAAGACCTGAAGCAGCGTGGTATTCTGGACGACAAGGCCGCTCTGCGTAAGTGGCTCCAATCCGAAGAGGCCCGTCCCTTCAGGACGCACTGGGTGGCAAGCTGATGGCAATCATTACCAACTATTCCACCCTGCAAAGTACTATTGCCGACTACCTGAATAGGCAGGATTTGACGGCTCAGATTCCGACATTCATCCAGCTTGCCGAAGCTGACATGAACACGCGCCTGCGTACCCGCGAAATGATCGTCCGTGCGACGACCACCAATGACGACGAGTTCGTGCGCCTGCCTCTCGACTTCCTTGAGTCGATCAACCTCCAGTTGACGGATGGCCAGAGCCCTCTGCGCTTTGTGACGCTGGACGAGGCTGACATCATCAACAAACGCCAGACGTACAACGCTCCTACGTTCTATTCTCTTATGAATGGCGCAATTGAGCTTGTTCCGCCTCCTGCGACTGGGGCTGACGTAGAGATTGAGATGGTCTACTACGGTAAGATCACGGCTCTTTCGACCGAAAATACGTCGAACTGGCTTCTTCTCAAGGCCCCAGATGTTTATCTTTATGGGGCTCTTGTTCATGCCGCTCCGTTCTTGATGGACGATCAGCGCATTTCAGTTTTTGGCTCGTTCTACTCTCAGAGGATCGAAGCTTTGAATGATGAGTCGCAGAAGTCCCTGCATAGCGGCTCTCCACTCGTTGCGAGAACCCGCAGGGTCTACTGAATAGGAGATAAGAATGTCCAAGTCGAACGCCTTCGAGAATGACCTCCTTGAACTGATTTTCAACGCTGTCGCTATCGCCAATCTGGCTGACAATGCTGCTTCGTCTCCTTTGACGAACCTGTATGTGTCGCTCCACACGGCTGACCCCGGCGAGGCTGGAAACCAGTCCACCAGCGAGATCGCGTACACCAGCTATGCCCGCGTAGCTGTTGCCCGCTCTGCTGGCGGTTGGACGGTTACAGGTAACTCTGTCTCGCCTACTGCCAATATCGACTTTCCGGCTGCTACTGGCGGCTCTGGAACTGCGACATACTTCGGTGTTGGCTCGGCTTCGTCTGGTACGGGCGTTCTGTACTACAGCGGAACTGTGACGCCTAACATTGCTATTTCTTCTGGTGTCACCCCGCGTCTTACTACGGCTTCCACGATCACTGAAGAGTAATAGTCATGGCGCACGTTACAGCGGATCGCGTCAGGGACACTTCGACTTCGACCAGCACCGGGAACTTCGTTGTTTCCGGTACTGCGCCGTCTGGCTTCCGTACGTTGTCGGCTGTTTTGTCTGTCAATGACACCTTCTACTATGCCATTCAGTCGCAAGGAGCGAACGAGTGGGAAGTTGGCATTGGAACATACTCGTCGGCAAATACGTTCGCGCGCACCACTGTCCTTTCGTCTTCCAATGCCGGGTCTGCTGTTAATTTCTCGGCTGGCACGAAGGATGTGTTCCTGACGCTCGCAGCGGCTAGAACAATTCAAAGCGATGCTTCTGGCTCCGTTGGAACCATTCAGTTTGCGGCTGGAACTGTCTCAGCGCCAGGAATAACAACTGTTGGAGATACCAATACAGGCATCTTCTTCCCTGCCGCTGACACGATTGCTTTCTCGACTGCCGGGACGGAAGACTTTCGCATTGGATCGTCCGGCCAACTTGGTATCCAGGGCGCAAACTACGGCACATCTGGTCAGGTTTTGACATCCGGCGGCTCTGGTGCTGCGCCTTCGTGGGCTGCTCCAGCAAGTTCTGTCATTAACGTCCAACCTTTTGACTCTTCAGGATTCTGGACAAAACCATCCGGCTATAGCGCATCATCGCGTGTTCTTGTCCAGTGTTGGGGGGGCGGTGGTTCTGGTGCTCGCCAGTCAACTGCTACCTCTTGCGGCGGCGGCGGCGGTGGCGGCTACAACGAACGCTGGCTTAGTCTTTCTCAAATGGGGGCTAGTGAAACAATTACCATTGGTGCTGGTGGCGCTTCCCGCACGGGTTCTAATCAGGCTGGCGCTCAGGGCGGGGATACAAGCGTCGGTACTTTGGTTTTTGCTTATGGCGGGGCTGGTGGCACTTTAACCTCCGGTGGCGGTGGCGGTGGCGGCCAATTATCCGCTGCTTCTGGTATAACTCCGGGACGACCTTTCGTTTTAACAGGTGCCGGAACCGACGAAATTCAAGGCAATGGCAGTACAACTAACATCGGCGTAGCAAACAGAAACGCTGCTTTGTTTCATGGTGGCGGCGGTGGTTTTGGAACTGTTGCGGCTCAGTCTGGAAGTGGCAGCGTCTGGGGCGGCGGCGGCGGTGGTGGTGGTAACGCTACTGCGGCACCCGGAACATCTTCTTACGGCGGCAACGGCGGCGCTGGCGGCGCAACAGGTACGGCAGGAACTCAGCCCGGCGGGGGTGGGGGTGGTGGCACATCCACTTCAGGCGCTGGTGCCGCTGGCCGCGTGATTATCACCGTCTTCCCGGCGTAAGGAGAGAATGATGTCTAATTACGCTGTTATCAATTCTGAAACCAACATCTGCGACAATGTTATCTTGCTGGATGAAGGCTCCTCGTGGACGCCTCCCGCCTCGCATTACATCGTAAATATTGATGAAGGGCAGGGCGGTATTTTCTGGAGCTACGATCCTGCCACACAGACTTGGTCTCCTCCTCCTGAGCCAATTGAAACATAAAACTAAATCCTCAAAATTAGTGGATGTATTAGGGAATGTCTGATTGGATCGGTATATCGTCAGCACCAATATCGTCCGGTCCAATCTCCGGCGCGATGGTGGAGCCATTTGCCGTTACGGCAGCAGTTGGTGATGCACAAGGCTCCTGCACAGTCGAGGCAATTGGTGCTTCTAGGGTAGCTGCGGTTGGAGATGCTTCGGCAGAGGCTATCGTTTCAGGTGTTGGCCTTGCCTTATTCCAATCTGTCGCGTCTGCCTCTGGCTCTGCAATTGTATCTGGAGACGGGGCTAGTACATTTGCGGCCACAGGGGCGGCTACTGGAACAAGCACGGTCGTCGCTTACGGGAACGCAATCGCCGAGATCGTTGGCTCTGCCTCTGGCATCGCTGTGGTCACAGGTATTGGCGCAAGCACCTTTGCCGGTGTCGGCGCAGCGTCTGGAACCTCAACAGCTTCCGCCGATGGGGCAAGCATTGACGTTGTTTCTGGGACTGGATCAGCAACAGGGGCGGCAGCAGTTGCTGGCATTCTGACAGCTACGGGAACTTTTGTCGGGGCGTCTGTTGGAACATCTGAAGCTATAGGTATACTTCGGGCTACGGCTGCCTTTGCTGGAACGGCAGATGGTTTTGCTGTAGTATCCGGTGTCATAAAGAATGTCGGGTGGACGCCAGAGCCGGTCGATCCAGATATTTGGGTTCAGCAGCCAGTTGCAGAGGACACTTGGTCCCCGCAGAGCCTGACCTCAAATAGTTGGGCTGAAGAAGCGGTTGGAAGCGATACTTGGGTTCCGCAGAGTGTTCAATCTTCAAACTGGCAAAGAGCCGCTTAGGAGCCATAAATGGCCGATTCATATACCCCAAACCTTAATCTCACGAAGCCAGAGGTTGGCGCTAGTCGCGATACGTGGGGCAGCAAGCTCAATACCGACATGGACACTATTGATGCCCTGTTTGCTGCGGCGGGAAGTGGTACGTCTGTCGGCCTGAATGTTGGCGCTGGTAAAACTCTTACCATTGCGGGGACACTGACCGCCACTGGGACGATCACGGCTACTGCCGCTGCTGTAAATCTTGGCGCTGGCAATACATCGATCAAGGACGGAACTGACGCAACGAAGATTGCCAAGTTTAGCGCCGCTTCGATCACGACTGCGACAACTCGCACCTACACGCTGCCGGATGCCAATACTACGCTTGTCGGAACGGACGCTACGCAGACCCTGACCAATAAGACGCTGACGAACCCGGCCATCAATGGCTTCACGGGAGATACGGCTGTCATCAATATTGGTTCTGGTCAGGTTTATAAAGATGTGAGTGGCAACGTCGCTATCGGCACTGCCACCATCCCCGCCGGTGCAAAGTTCACTGTTGTAGGCGATCAGTTCCTCCGCACGGGTGGCGCTCTTTTCCACTTTAACTCTGACAACAGCGCGTCTTGGAAAACATACAACTCCTCCGGGGTCTACGTTTTCTACAACACAGAGGCTCGACTTCAGTTTGGTGCATTGGGCCAGATTGGTATTGCGGGTGCTAACTACGGCACGGCGGGTCAGGTTCTGACTTCTGGGGGCTCTGGGGCTGCGCCTTCTTGGACCACAGCAGTTGCGGCAGATGGGTCTATCACCCCCGCAAAGATTTCGACCGGCGGTCCGTCTTGGGATGCTGCAGGGCTTTTGTCGTTCAACAGCGGATACGGCTCATCTGCGGTTGCGTACGGATGCCGTGCTTGGGTGAACTTCAACGGCACTGGAACTGTTGCTATTCGAGCATCTGGAAACGTCACAAGCATTACAGATAATGGTACAGGTGATTATACTGTAGACATTACAACTGATATGCCAGACGCCAATTATGCCATTGCTGTTTCAGGTGCTCAAGGTACTGACGAGACAAACAGAGGTCTTGGAGAGGTTATACCAGGCTTTATTACAGCATCATCTTTCAAGCTCCGCACTGGATATAATGTTGGTAGTCAGGCTGCCACTGATTATGCCATCGTTAATGCAATAGTTCTTCGTTAGGAGAAAAGGTAAATGACCGATCAGCGTATTATCTATCAAAAAAATGATGGCGGCGTCGCTATCGTTATACCTGCGCCTGAATGCGGATTAACTATTGAAGAAATCGCAGCCAAAGTCGTTCCTGTTAGCAAACCATACAAGATCGTTGATGTCTCTGACATCCCTACTGACCGCACATTTCGCGATGCTTGGGAGTATGTGGAATGATTACGATCAACATGGATAAGGCCCGCGAAATCCATAAAGACGCAATGCGTCAGGCTCGCGCGCCTTTGTTCAAAGACCTTGATGTCGCCTACATGGTTGCGATTGAGCAAGGCTTGGATGCGGCAGCTATCGTCAGCAAGAAGCAAGAGCTTCGTGACGTTACTTCCGATCCAGCAATTGCTGCTGCTTCTACACCGGAGCAATTGAAGGCCGTTTGGCCATCTGTCCTCTCAGGCACGTAATATACGAGCGGCGCGATGGAAACCCAGACAATCATCAACATGGGTCTCGGCGTTATCCTGACGGTTGTAGGGTGGTTTGCTAGGCAGATATGGGAAACAACTCAGAACCTCCAGCGTGATCTTCACGATCTGGAGGTTAATCTCCCTACGAACTACGTGCAGAAATCCGACTACTCAGAAACGATGAAGCGGATTGAAGTCATGTTTGAGCGTATTTTTGATCGTCTGGACCAGAAGGCTGACAGATAGGAGAAATAGTGGACCCCTTAACTATTTTGGCAGTGGCGAAGGGGAGCTATGAGGCCATCAAGACAGGAATAAAACTCGGTAAAGAAGTGCAGGGAATGTTCAAGGACATTTCTTCACTTATGGATTCCGTAGGTAAGCTGACGCAAATTGCAGCAGACCCTCCAAAGCCAAAGCTGTTCGGAAAAGAGAGCGCCGAAAAGTTGGCTATGGACGCCTTTATGGCGAAGCGTGAAGTCGAGAAGATGTTTGCCGAAGCCAAGAACCTTTTCATATCAGAACAAGGTTTACAGGCTTGGGATTGGGTGATGGCCGAGACAACTCGGATCAAAAAAGAGCAAAAGGCAGCGGCTCTTGTTGCCCAGAAAGAAAGAGAAGAACAGATAGAGGAGATAAAGTTCTTCGGACTAATAGCAGCAATCCTCGTGTTCATCCTAGTGATGGGCGCAATTGGAATAATGGTCATAGCGAGATAATCATGGAAACCAGCCTTAAAGACGATCTGAAAGCACTTGGTCCTCGCGCTAAGGCTGATCTCCTCAAAAAGCTCGCAGATGCAGCACCTGAAATCCTATCGCAATATGAGATAAACACAGCCCTCCGCGAATCGCACTTCTGGGCTCAGGCGGCTCATGAAACCGGCAACTTCCGTTTCATGTTCGAGGTATGGGGTCCGACACCAGCGCAGGCTCGATACGAAGGCCGTAAAGACTTAGGCAATACCGAGGCGGGTGACGGGTTCAAGTATCGCGGTCGCGGCATCTTCCAACTTACTGGCCGCGCCAATTACAAGAAGTACGGGGACAGTCTTGGGATTGATCTGGTCGGAAATCCTGATCTCGCTGCCCAGCCGGATGTGGCGCTCAAGATCGCATGTGAGTACTGGAAGTCGAGAAAGCTGAACGCGCTTGCCGACAAGGATGACTGCGTTGCCATCACCAAGAAGATCAATGGGGGACTGAACGGGATCGCTGACCGCAAGGCTTGCTTGGTCATTGCGAAGAAGATGTGGGCTGACAATTATGATGGACCGGCAGAACCTCCGAAAACGATGGCAACCAGTAAGCAAGGAAATGCGGCTCTGGTTACTGGCGCTCTTGGTGGTGTTGCGGCAGCTAAAGAGGTCGTTGCTCAGGTCCAAGAGGCGTCCGGCATCTTCGAGACGGCCTTGGGGCTTCTGAAGAACACCAACTTCCTGATGATGGCGGCTATCGTTCTTGCTGGTGCAGCGATCTGGTTCTGGCGCAAGAAGCACCTAGAGGAGAACGGGGTATGATACCTTTCCTGTTCACGCCCATTGGTCGATATATAGCTATAGCGGCCTTTGCCTTTGTGGTTCTGGCTGGTATTTATGTTAAAATCCGCTCAGAAGCCGTGTCGGAGTACAAAGCCGAGGCCACGCAGGAAATCTTGGAGAGAACCCAAAATGCGATCCGTGCTGGTGATAATGCCGCTATTACTCCTGACCGGCTGCTCGAAAATGATGGGCATCGTAGAGACTAAGCCTGCGGCCTGTACGGTCTGGAAAGACATCTCATGGTCAAAGTCGGATACGCCGCAGACCATTGTTGAGGTAAAAGTAAATAACGCGCGCCGAGAAGGCTTTTGCGAGGGTAATAAGTAATGCCTTTGGCTCCTATGAACATCCCTCCTGGGGTCGTAAAGCCCGCAACTCCACTTCAGGTGAAGGGGCGTTTTTGGGATGCGAACCTGATCCGCTGGCGTTCTGGAAAGCTGCTTCCGGTTGGAGGCTGGCAGCGCATTACCAGTTCCCCTCTCGCCAGCACACCGAGGACGATCTTCACCTTCACAAGCACTGGTGGAACGCCTCTTGGCCTGATTGGGTGCGAGGACAAGCTCTTTGCCCTTCAGGGTTCCATTTACACGGACATAACACCGACTGGGTTTGTTGCGCCTGAAGATGATACTGTCGGCGGCTATGGAGCCTATGACTACGGCGAGTTGCTGTATGGTCTCGACTTCGCGTCTGTAACCATCTCAACGGCTGTCAGAACGAGCAATGTCGTTACGATCACAACAGCCGAGAACCATAAGTTCATCACCGGGATGTCGGTTCTGATTGCCGGTGTCACGGATGCGAGCTTTGACGGTACATTTACGGTTACTGTAACAGGGCTCACAACCTTCACCTACGCCCAGACTGCAACCAATGCCTCCTCAAGTGGTGGTACGGCAGCATTGCCGGTGGCAGATCGTCGTCCCGAATCCTCTGCCTTCCTTCCCCCGTTCTCTTGGACGATTGATAACTGGGGCGGTGAGATGCTTGCTGTCGCCTCCAGCGATGGCCGTCTTCTGCATTGGCAGGAGGGCGAGGGTCAGGCCACAGTTGTAGGTGTTGAGCCAATTACAACTATCGCCCGCGTTTCCAACATCGCTACAGTTACGACGACTTGGAACCATGGCTTCACAACTGGCAATGTGGTTATCATTACTGGTAACTCTGTCGGCTCTCTTAATGGCACGTACACGATTACCTCTGTGCCAAGCCTGACAACATTTACCTATGCCAACTCTGGAACCAATGCGACTGGAACCGGCGGCATTGCTTCAGCCCAGACTGCGGACTTGCCGCCGTCAAATAATCGTGCGGTCATTGTCACTCAAGAGCGCCACGCTGTTCTGATTGGCTCTGGTGGCAATTCCCGTCGTGTGGCATGGTCTTCGCGTGAGGACTATACGGACTGGGATTTTGCTGATCCAACCAATACGGCTGGTTATCTTGATCTGGACACATCCAGCAAGATCATCATGTGCGCTGCTGTCCGTGAGGGAACTCTCATCTGGACGCAGGATGAAGCATGGCTGATGCGCTATATTGGCTTGCCCTACATCTACAGCATTGAGCGAATTGGCTTTGGCTGTGGGCTGATTGCTCCTCGCGCTTTTGCCACTACTGCTGGCCGCTGCATCTGGATGGGCAAGGAGAGCTTCTGGCTCTATGACGGCGGCGTCGTTCGTCCTCTGGCCTGCGATGTCGGCTCCAGTGTTTTTGATAATATCGACCCAGAATTTGGCCCGATCTACACGCACGGGTCTGAAAACAACATCTTCCCAGAGGTGTGGTTTTGGTATCCGTCGCCTGGCTCGTCTGTTCCAAACCTAAGCGTCTTCTACAACTACGCAGAAGGCTGGTGGGGTGTCGGTAACACAATGACCAGAACGGCCTGCCACGGGGCTGGGGTGTTTCCATATCCTATGGCCGCAGACGAGAACAATGAAATCTACTATCAGGAGAACGGCTGGACGGCTGCTGGTGATCCTATTGAGACAGAACGCTATGCCGAGACTGGCGCTTTGAACATCCAGAGCGGCGGTACCTTGTCCCATCTGAAGCAGGCTATCACGGACAACGGCTATTCCTACGACAGCACCCAGATCACGGTTTATGCTTCCATGACGCCGCAGGGTACGGAATATACGTATGGCCCCTTCAACCCTAGGTCTGATGGGTATATGGATATGAGGGTGACTGGGCGTGATTTCCGTATGCGGATTGCGTCTACTCAGGATGGTCCGTGGAGCATTGGCGAGACCAGAATTGACTTCCAAGGTGGAGGTGGACGATGAGAGCGAACCTTCCTCCCCCTCCCCAGACTTATGACTCGTCCTACTTTCTTAGGGCTTTCTCCAGCTTGGACGGGTTATTGAGCTTTTCTGTCAGCAGAATTGAAGCAGTTGATGGTGTCCTGCTTCAATCGCCAGACGGTTCAGTGTATAAGTTAAGTGTAGATAATGCTGGAAACCTAACGACTACGGCGGTTCCACTTGGACAATCAGGAGCGCCTCCTTACTAAGCTCCGAAGGGCGCTGCGGGTTGGGGGAAACACACATGAGCTTGAAGACATTCTCTTCGGGCTTGAGACGGGAAAGATGCAGGCGTTTTGGAACGATGGGGCTCTTGTGGTCACAGAAATCGTTCAAGCGCCAGCTAAGAGATACCTCAGTGTCTTTCTCGCTGCGGGGGACATGGATTCGGTGATGGCTTTGGACGAAAAGTTAAAAGCCTTTGCGAGTGAAAAAGGATGTGAGTTCGGTCGCGCTTTGGTCCGTCCCGGCTTTGAGAAAGCCCTCAAGGCTAAAGGCTGGAAACGCAAGATGATCGTCATGGAGTATGAATAATGGGTGGCCAACCTTCAGCACAGACAATTACCAACAAGACCGAGCTTCCAAAGTGGCTTGAAGACGTTACTAAAAGCAATCTGGCTAAGGCTCAGGAGATTGCTGATCGGCCATATGAAGCATATACGGGTCAGCTTACGTCTGGGTTTACGCCTGAGCAGTTGCAGGCATTTGGTATAATCCAGCAGGGCGTGGGGCAGGCGGCTCCGAACTTTGAAACGGCACAGAAGGCTGCTGCCGGTAGTGCCGCCTATACGCCTCAGAATGTTCAGGCTGGCAGTTTCCTTACTGGAGATATTTCCAGCTATATGAACCCGTATATTGCGAATGTTGAACAGAAGGCCATTGAGGCGTCTGGACGTTCGCTTGAGCAGGCCCGCAACCAGATTGCTGCCAATGCGGCGAAGGCTGGAGCTTTTGGCGGTTCTCGGCAGGGCATTGCTGAAGGCGTTGCTGCGGCTGAATCGGCTAGGGGTGTCGGAGAGCTTTCAGCCAAGCTGCGCGCACAGGGTTTTGATACCGCTGCCGCACTTCAGTCTGGCGATTATGCTAGGGCTCTTCAGGCTTCTATGGCCAACCAGGCTGCTGGTCTTCAGGGTGCTGCGACCAACATCGCTGGTGCTACTGCATTGGGCAATCTTACTACTGCGGGGCAGGCGGCTCGTCAGCAGGAAGCGGCTCTCGTTGAGAATGTCGGCATGCAGAAGCAGGCAATGGCTCAGGCTGCGCTTGATGAGGCATATGCCAAGTTCCTTGAGAAAAAGAACTACCCAGTTGAAGGTCTTAACCTTCTCTTGTCTGCTACATCTGCTACGCCGTACGGTGGAACGCAGACGCAGACAAAGACGGGCGGTCCTGGTGGCAACAGCTTCCTGACGGGCCTCGGCGCTGTTGGCACTGGTGCTTCTGCGGCTCTGTCGATTGCTCAATTGGTGGCGATGTAATGGATACGGCGCTTCTGTTCTCCGGCGGCAAAGACAGCCTCGCTTGCTTGTACCTCAATAAGCATCGCTGGGATTCGATCTTTGTTGTCTGGCTGAACACGGGTGCTGTAGATGAGGCTACTTTTGAGTACATGATGAAGTGGAAGGAACGCCTTCCGCACTTCGTAGAACTCAAGTCTGACCAGCCTACCAATGTGCGTGAGTACGGGTGGCCCGTAGATGTTTTGCCGGTGAACAATACGCATCTCGGCAAGTTCATCACTGGGGAAGAAGGCCCGGTCATGCAGCCGTATCTGAATTGCTGCGCCTCGAATATCTGGTTCCCGCTGCATCATGGTCTGAAGTCTCTCGGCGTCACAAAGGCCATCAAGGGCCAGCGCAATGATGACGAGAAGAAGTCCACATCCCGTGATGGCGATACGCGCGACGGAATTACCTACGAGATGCCGATCCAAGATTGGACCGAAGCTGATGTGTGGAAGTATCTAGAGCACATCGACGCAGACATAGCTCCCGGCTATCGCGCTGGTGAGAAGACTGGTCGTGATTGCTGGGACTGCACGGCCTATCTGTCCGACAACAAGAAGCGAATCGCAAACCTTCCTGAAGAAAAGAAGCAGGAAGTCCTTCGTCGTCTCGGCATCATCAAGGCTGCGATTGACGATCAGTGGAGAATGTAATGGCTGAGATTGGTGACATCGCATCCTATATCTACAGCCGCGCGCAAGAGATCGGCGTTGACCCAAACCTTGCGCTTGGTATTGCTCGATATGAGGGTTTGAACCCCAATACGATTGGCTCTCCGACATTCGGCAACCGCGATGCTGGCGGATATTCGTTTGGGCCTTTTCAACTTCACTCAACATCGAGAGACCCGAATACTATTGCCCCCGGCGGCATGGCCTACGAGTTCCAGCAAAGATATGGATCGGCTCCTAGCCGCGAGAACTGGCAGCAGCAAGTAGACTTCTCGCTTGAGCGAATGAAGTCTTCAGGGACTGGTCCATGGTACGCTGTTCGAGATCGTGGTGGCCCACAGGCAGTTTCGGCTGGCGGTCAAGAATATGCTCGCTCTCTTGGTCTTCTTGGAACGCCAGAGCAAAGACAAGCCGTCTTTAGCCAGCCCGACAAAACCACAGTAGCGGCAGCGCCCGGTCCGATATATTCTCAGGACTTAGGGACATACGCACAGCGTTTTGGAAATGCCGTCGCTCCTGACTGGGTTGACGCCCCGAAGCCGATCACGGCAGAGGAAGCAATTAAGCAGCAGGCAAAAGCAAAGGAATTGCAGGAATTGTCCAAAGGATTGCAGGGCTTTCTGGCCATGATGCAGATGGGACGCCAGCAGCAGCAACAAGAGCCTGAACTTCCGGCTCCGAGATTTCAGGGCGGTCAGTTTCGACCGCTTCCCAAGATGAGAGGGTTCCTCTGATGCCTACATTGATGGACGTTATTATGCAGGAGTATCGTGGGCAGTCGGGGACTCCTGACTACACACTTGGTAGTCGCCGCACGATGATGCCTCCCGGTGGTCAGTTCAATGATGCTGGCCGTCTTGGCAATATGGGATTGCGTCAGGTTCAGGCTACACAAGCTCCTGCTGGTACTTCTCCGATCACTCCGGGGATGCCTTCTGCAATCTCTCCCTTTGGTGCAGCCCCAACTCCGTTGCCCGCGCCTATGATGCCGTCACCCGAACTTCAAAGGGCTGCGTTTGAGCGTATGCTTCAGAATGAAGGCATTCCTCTGACTGCACCGGCTGGGGCTCCTATGGCAAATGTCCCTCTTCCTCCCCGCATTCCCGGTGGTCAGACGCGCGGTGTCCGTGAGCCTGGCTTCTTTGAGCGGCTGTTTCAGGGAACAGACTTCCAGTCCAACAATATGCCGGTCACGATGACTTTGCCGAGCACTGCTGAAGCGCCGCCTCAGTACATTAACTATGGCGATCCTAACAGCGCTGCCGACTTCTTCCGTGCAGATAAGGCTTTAATGCAGCAGAACCCGTCCTTCTTCGGGCTTCTGGGAGGTTCAAATGGCTGAAGGTTTTCTCGGTGGCTTTGGCGACTTCCTGACGGGCGGTGGCATCTATTCCGACCCGAAAGCTATAAATCCTACTTATGGCGTCCCAGAAGGTGATGTCCGTCAGGCTGCGATCAATCAGCTTTCTCAACTGTCTGCGCTTGCGCTTGCGGCTGGTCAGCCTATGGAAGGCGCACAGCGAGCACAGCTTCTGGCTCAGATGGGTCAGACTGGCGGCCAGTTCAACACGAACCTCTACAATGCTGCACAGCGCCGTCTGATGACCTCGCAGATGCAGCAGCAGCAGAGGGACATCGAAGAGCTTGGCGCTATTCGTGATCTTCAGCAGAAAGACCCAGAAGGCTTGGCAAAGCGTATGGGTGGAAATATTACGGCTGAAATGGTTCGAACCTTTTCTCCCACTGATCTGCGCGAAGTCCTGAAGCAGATCACCATCAAGCGCGCAACTATTGAACCGACTCAGGCATACTTGACGGCTTCTGGTGGTGGCGCTCCTGCTCCTATGGGCGGGGCTGCTGCGGCTCCTGTCGCGTCTGCTCCAACTTTTGCTGCTCCTGACCCTTTCTTGCAGTCTCTTGAGCCAAATGCTCGCGCATTGGTTCAGCAGTATAGCAATGCAATCAATGCGGCGAACCAGCAGGGCAACGCTAAGGCTGCGACTGACCTTGCAGAAGCCCTCTACAAACAGGTTCCGGGTCTTAAGGAAGCGCAAACCGAAACCGCAAAAACAAAAGCGGCAGAGATTGCTGGTGCGCCTTCTGTATACGGAACTGCCATACAGACAATCAAAAACATTGATGCAGCAATTGCACATCCAGGACGCGAAACAGGAACGGGCGCGAGTGCTGTTCTTGGATATGTTCCTGCAACTTCTGCCCGTGACTTTGCCGCCCGCGTTGAACAGCTTTCTGGCTCTGCGTTCTTGGAGGCGTATCAGTCTCTTCGCGGTGGTGGCGCTATTTCGCAGGCAGAAGGTGACAAGGCTCAGCAGGCTGTTGCTCGCCTAAAGGACCGCTTCATTAGTGAGGAGGATTACCTCACGGCCCTGAAGGAATATCGTGACATCGTTGAGACTGGCGCAAAGCGAGCACTTCAGAAGATGGGCGGTCGCGTTCCTGAAGGTTACGACGCAATTCCACAGATGCCCAGTCTTGGAAGGCCGCAGACTGCACCAACTCAGAGGCAGGGCGCACCGCAGCGTTCGCTCACAGGTGGTACGACACGTATTATCTCAGTGGAGCCGATGTAATGCCAATCTATACGCTTGAGACTGGCGACGGACGCCGATTGAAGATCGAAGCGGATGCGCCTGAGTTGGCAATTGCCGAGGCTGATGCTTGGGCGGCTTCTAATCCGAAACAGAGTGCAGCAGGGGAGGCATTTAGCAATATTGGGCCAAGCGCGGCTCAGTATGCTTCCGACATCGTTGCTCCTTTCCTTGCTCCGGTTGAAACAGCACAAGCGATCGGACAACTTGGTAAAGGTCTGTACTCAAAAGCTGCTGGCGCTTTGGGTGCAAAGCAAGAGCTGGGTGAGAAGGAAAAGAACGAGGCTGTAGCAAATGCTCTTGGTGAATACTTCAAGGGCAGATACGGCGGCGCAAAAGAAATTGAAGAGACCTTCCGCAAAGACCCCGTTGCACTTCTCGGCGATCTAAGTGCTGTTCTATCTCTTGGCGGCGGTCTTGTTGCTCGCGCCCCCGGTGCTGTTGCTGGTCCAGGCGGCGCTGGTGCTTTGGGTCTTATCTCTAAGGCCGGTCGAAATGTCGCAAAGGTTGGCGAAGCAATTGATCCTCTGATGATTGCTGGACGGACAACTGCTGCAACTGGTGGTTTGCTTGGCAAGGCGGCATCTGAGTTGACTGGCGTCCTGTCTGGCACTGGCGCAACTCCGATTGAACAGGCTTATCGCGCTGGTCGTACTGGCGATGCTAGCTTCACGACTGCAATGCGAGGTGCTGGTGAAACAGAAGATGCGCTGCGTCTTGTTGAGAGCGGTATCGATCAGGCTCGTCAGGCGCAAGTTTCTAACTACTTGACAGACATCAACGCGCTTAAAAATGACAAACAGGTTCTTGATGCGAATCCAGTCATAAAGGCACTTGATGACACCAAAGAAATCTTTTCTAGCAAAGGTTCGGTGTTCGATGATGCTGCATCAGCAACATACGCCGCCGTAAGATCAAAGTTGGAAGAGTTTCTGACAAATCCTCAAATGCAAAATACGCCGTTTGAGTTTGACAGAATGAAGCTCGCAATAGGCAACATTGTTGCTGACGCGCCAAAAGGGAGCAGGGCTGCTAAAGTCGGTACAAAAGTATACGACTCAATCGTTGAGGAGATTACGAGCAAGGCTCCGACTTACGCAAAAACGATGTCTGAATATTCTGAAACGCAGAAACTGCTTTCAGAAATCAGAAAGACATTTTCTGTAGGCGGCAACCCTGATACGGCTCTTCGCAAGTTGCAGTCCGTGATGCGTAATAACGTCAATACAAACTACGGTCAGCGCCAGAAGTTGATTGACGTTCTTGCACAATACGAGCCTTCTCTTCCTAACGTGATTGCTGGTCAGGCTCTTGGCACATTCACACCTCGCGGTCTTGCTGGTCAGGCGGCTCGCTTGCAAGCTGGTGCTGCTGGTCTTCTTGGTGTTGGTGGTGCGGTGTCTCCGGGCGCTGCAATGCTGGCAATCCCAACTCTTGCTGCATCCTCGCCTCGCCTTCTCGGTGAGACGGCCTACGGCTTGGGCCGCACAGCCGCAGGCGTTGGCGCTGTAGCTCCCTATGCCACTCCGGCCCTTCGGACAGGATACCAAGTTGGCCGTGCCAAAGAAGAACTAGACAGAATGGCTCTAGAGTCGGCGGGCCTCCTAGGCCAATAACTTTAAGGGGCCAATTGGCCCCTTATTTTTCCCTATTGACGGAAACAGATATTTCCGCGTAGTCTGCCTTCAGTCGCTGATTCGCGGCTAAGGGGAGACGCAAATGCAAGTGATCCGGTTGGACCATGACGCCTTTTCTGGTGTCTACACATTGTATCTACACGACCAAGAAGTCGGATACATTTCCAAGATCAAATACGAAAACAATGGCCGTAAGGGCTTCCGTGGCGTCAGCGTTCACGGACAGGTGATCTATGCCTACAGCCTGCTCTCGGCCCAGAACCTTCTGGTGGAGGCTTACCATTGAACTGGCTTGAGCATTACAAGGCGGTCAAGCACCGCATCGCTGTAGAGGCTCCTATTCGCGCTGGCAAGGTTGTAGTCGTTAAGCCAGTCGTGAAGATCGCCTACGTAGGCCCAGAAGTGCTGCCGGAACCGGAGGAAACACCGGACACCCAGCTTCTAACCGGCCTTCGTCCCTACAGGCTTGCGCCTTTGTTGCTGCCGATCTTGCGGGCTCACGACTTGCGGTTCTTGGACGTCAAGTCGCCCAGCCGTAAGAAGGTCTACAACTTGGCTCGCTTCGAGATGTACTACGTTCTCCAGAAGGATGGCATGTCCCTTAGCCAGATCGGCGTTGTGTTCAATCGGGACCACTCGACTATTTTGCACGGTATTCAACGGTGGAAGGAAAAGATCGGTGAGTGATATTCAGAATTTGCTTCATGCGCGGTCGGCTACGCACGGGAACTTCGGCAACGTGGCGAACGTGGCGCAGAGGATCAAGCGCGTACTTCACGACACTGATGGATGGCCTTTCCTGTCAGATGAACAGGCTGAAAGCCTCGACATGATCGCAATGAAGATTGCACGGGTTCTTTCTGGTGATCCGAGTCATTCAGATCATTGGGAGGATATTGAAGGGTATGCACGATTGGTGAGCAATAAGATCGCATCAGACCGCGCGATTGATAGCATGGAGCGGTCCATCAGGGAAAAGGTGGAAAATGACAAACAATCAACTGCAACAACTGATCCAGAGAATTGAGAAGCTGGAGGACGAGAAGTCCACACTGATGCTCGACATCAAAGAGGTCTATTCGGAAGCGAAGTCCATGGGCTTTGATCCGAAGATCATCAAGAAGGTCGTGTCCATCAGAGCCAAGGATGCAGCAAAAGTCGCTGAAGAACAGGCACTTCTTGATACCTACATGACCGCACTCGGTATGCTGGCAGACACGCCTCTTGGTCGCGCTGCGATTGAAAGGGACTTGCGGTGAGGGAGGACTTCTTCCTTGAGATGATGCGGAGAAGGCTTGAGTCAGACGAAAGTCAGATGCTGGCCTTAAACCGCTCAGTCATACACGACATGCTGGCAGTCTTTGGCCGTCAGCGTTCGCGTTACCTGGAGTGCAAAGATGCACTGAAACAATATGCCTGCGACTGCACTATCTACTGTGGTCGCGAGCATTGGGCTGAAGATTACTGCGGTTATAGAGCGCAAGATTTGTCTAGGGAGAAAGACGATGGCAGCGATGAAGTACAGGTCTGACGACATTCAGGAACTCAAGACAGAGATCGATTTCCTGAACTGCAAGATTGAGAATTACAGGCGCGGTCTGATCCGCATTGTCGAGATGGAAAGCTATCCAACCGAGTCAGGGAGCACCGACTACGATGGTTTGTATCCGACAGGTAAGTTCGCATTGAAGGTTTTACATGGGGAGTGGCCGGAATGAACCGCGAAGACATAATTCAAGAGATGATCCGTAGTGAGGAAAGATACAAGCAGTCCCTCGCTGATCTCAAAGCCTTTGAATTTCGGATGGCGGTGATCATGATCATTGGTGGCTCATTCCTGCTTGGCGGTTCAATCAGCTTTCTTCTGTATAAGGTGATGCAATGACCGACGATCTTGTGAAGCGGCTGCGTGAAGTAGGCAACAAAAACGGCTTAATGTATGCGGACTATGATACGACCATAGAAGCCGCCGACCGCATTGAGGCGTTGAAAAAAGAACGTGATGAATGGAAACTCCGCACAATGGCAGCAATGCACTTTGTTCCAGACAACGTGACATTCGGTGAAATTCGCAACATTCGCGCCGCACTAGGGGAGAAGAAAGATGGATAAGGAGCAAGACGATCTGACGCTTGTCTATATGTGGGCCTACAAGCAGGCCAAGCAAGAGTACAAAGATCGCATTGACGAACTAGAAGCGGCGCTGCTGGAGATCACGAAAACTGCGCCGTTTGGACATCCGCAAGAAATTGCCCGCGCCGCACTAGGGGAGAAGAAAGATGGATGAGGATCGGTTTTCAAAAGGTCCAATGGCTGCACTTGATCCAGCTAAATACTGGGAAGCCCAAGCATCCATGTGGCATGAGAACTACAAAGAAGCTATGGCGCATGAAGAAGAAGCTCGTCGCTATAAGGTAGCTCTAGAGCGAATACGTGACTCTGGCTATGGCACAAAGGAACGCATCCGTTTGATTATTATGAAAGCACTAGGGGAGAAGAAAGATGGATGATCTTGAAGTAGTGCCAACGGATACGCTGAATAAGATGTTGGAGATGCAAATCCGTATTGAGCAACTGGAAACGGCGCTGCAAAGAGCAAACGCAACTACTGAAGAATACGAGCGCAAGTTCTATCTTGGAAGCGACCGCATTGAGCAACTGGAAGCGGCATATGCCCAACAGCAACAGGTCTGGAGCGATGCAATCGCCCGTGCGGATTGTTATGAAGCGGCGCTGCGGAAGATTGCCGCCATTGAAGATGAGGTTATCAATGTGCCAAAGACAGAAGAGGGGGCGCATCTTTGGACATATCTTTGGACAGCTTTAGATATGTGCTTTGAGCTTTCTGAAGCCGCACTAGGGGAGAAGAAAGATGGATGATCTTGAAGTAGTGCCAACGGATACGCTGAATAAGATGTTGGAGATGCAAATCCGTATTGAGCAACTGGAAACGGCGCTGCGGGAAATCTGCGATGGCCCGCGTGATGCTGACAAGTCTTATGCAGAGTTGTTTGCAGAAGTGTGTTGGGAAGCCCGCGCTGCACTAGGGGAGAAGAAGTGAGAAAACCTCCGCATTTGGGTGTAATTGGGTAGGTTTTCGGGTGTTATGAAACGGCTAACAACAGCACCAAAAGTATGCAATCGGCAACAACTTGGGATGTATGCGAAAGGGGACAAAAATGAGCAGCGATATTTGTGTTCAGCTACGAGAGCGCGGCGAGGATGTAGCGGCAGACTTTATTGAGAGACTTGGCAAACGCTTTGTGGATGAGGAACGAAAGTGTTTAATTTTGGAGCGGGCTTATTCACAACAGCAAAAGGTGTGGAGTGAGGCAATTTCGCGACGGGATAAGCTAGAGGCATTATTTCCTGCCATTCTGGAATACCTAGAACAGGAAGCAGATGTAATTGACGGGGGAAACGGTATTCCAAGTCCAAATACTGCAATGTCATTGCTGGTATGGACTCGTCATGCTCTTGAAGAGGAGGGGAAAAATGACTGACAAAAAAGAACCGATCTACGCAAAGGCACCAGGCCAAGGGAAGAAGCCTATGATTATGAGAGCCTTGGCGCAGTCGGTTGGACGCAGAGCCCAGACTGTCAAGGTCACGCTACCTACGCTCAAATCTATGGAAGAGAAGAAATGAGCGGCCCTCTTATCATTCTTGTCGGCTTCATCTATGCCTACGTGGCTGTGGACCAGTACATGAATGGTAACACCGGCATGTCCATCGCTTACGCAGGATATGCCTTTAGCAACATTGGACTATGGATGCTGGCAAAATGACTGGAGCCCAAATCATCGCAGCCGTCTTCGTCTTTCTTGTGCTTGTATACCTTGCGGCACTGGCAATCATTTTCGTATGGTTCTCGAAGGCAATGGAAGAGGACTGGGAGGATGGCGACCCCGGTCCCAAATGGGGAAAAGATCATGACAGAGGAAGAGATTGAGAACCTGATCTACCGGCTAGATGTCAGTCTCAGGAATGATTGGGGGGTGACCAAAGATGAACGATCACGGATGCGGGCGCTCTTATACGAAAGCAGAGATGCAATCAGAAAGCTATCAAACGAAAAACAGCAGCCCGTTCGTAAGGTTCCTGTTCGCCCAGATGCAGGCTGACGGAATCACAGAAGCTGAACTGGCACGACGCACTGGCATAGCACCGGCAACAATCCGAGGCTGGAAGACGCGCGTGACACCAAGGCTGATGGACATGGAAGCTGCTTTGAACGCCGTGGGTCATGAATTGATTATCGGTGTACGGAGAGATTTGAAGCCTTCCGTAAACAATGTTGTCCAGCTACGTTTGGTCCGAGGTGACAAATGAAGTGCATGACATGCAAGTTTGCGACTGACAAAGACAAGGGCGCATTGAAGTGCCAACGCTTCCCGAAGGCGGTGATCGTTAGCCGGGAGTATTGGTGCGGTGAATATAATGAGGGGACCAATGAAATACGAACTGATAAAAGACCTACCGGCAAGCGACTATCACAAGATCGAAGCGTTCTCGGCGTCAACAGCTAAGATATGCCTGCGGTCTGCGGCTCACTTTGCGGCATCGAAAGAGACTGTCAAAGAGCCAACAGAAGCGATGAAGATCGGGACTGCTGTCCATACAGCGATTCTGGAGCCGCATCTGTTTGATAGTGAAATCGCTATAATGCCCAAGTTCGACAAGAGGACGAAGGCTGGCAAGGAAGGCGCGGAGCAATTCGAAAACGATAACGTCGGCAAGACTGTAATCGACTGGTATCAGGGCGAGCGGGTCAAGAGCATTGCCGAGTCTGTGAGGGGACATGAGTTCTTCAAGACCTACGTCAGAGACGGGGATGCAGAGGCAACGATGCTTTGGGGACAGTACGGCCTCCAGTGCAAAGCCCGTGTTGATTACCTTGCGGGTCGGACCATCTTCGATGTCAAAACCTGCCAAGACGCAAGTCCTGCGGGGTTCGCAAAGCAAGTTGCTAGTTTCGGCTACCACATGCAAGCGGCGCACTACGCGATGGGGTTCAAGCGTGTACGCGGTGAGATGCTGGATCGCTTCGTCTTCATTGCGGTGGAGTCAACTTATCCGCACATGGTCGGCATCTATACGCTCAACGTGGAAAGCCTGAAGGCTGGACAGACAGAACTTGGCAAGGCCGCCCGGATATATGCACACGCCATGAGCGAGAAGCCGGAACTCACCTACTCCAAGCGAGTGGTCGAGATCAGCATCCCGCAGTGGGCTATGCCTGAACCGTTCGAGGGCAAGTGATGGAACAGGCAAAGGTCATCGAGTTCATTGAGACTGAGCGCGTGAAGCAGGGCATCTCTCTGCGTCAGATCGGCAAGCTGTCTGGGCTGTCTCATGCGACATACCAGTCAGCCCTGCGGCTCAATCGTGGCATGACGCTGGAGTCGATCTGCAAGCTCTTGGATGCTGTTGGCTATCGTTTGAAGGTTGAGAAGAGATGATCCTCGCAATCGATCCAGGAGCTAAAGGTGCTCTGGCTTTCTTCAACATGGAGAAGGGCACGCTCGACATCGTGGACTGCCCGACTGTGGAGGTGAAACGTGGAGCAAAAGTCAAAACGGAAATCTCTCCGCAGATGGTTGCCGGTATCATCGCCTCGCGATCCCCGACACTTGCCATTCTTGAGAAGGTGGGCGCGATGCCAGGTCAGGGGGTCTCAAGTATGTTTCAATTTGGCAGGGGCGTTGGAATGTACGAGGGAGTGCTGGCTGCGCTGCAAGTACCTGTCACCTTCGTCGCGCCCCAAACATGGCAGAAAGCTCTGAACCTCAGAGGCGGTAAGGACGGCAATAGAGCAAGGGCAGCGGAACTCTATCCAGCTTACGCGAACTACTTCGCAAAGAAGAAAGACGATGGCCGTGCTGATGCAGCACTCATGGCCTATTGGGGAGCATCGAGATGAGACTGACAACGAAAGAAATCGACGAAGCGGACATGCTGGCAGAGCAGTTCTTTGAAGAGCTGGACGGTCGTGAACTCACAGTCGTCGGCCTTGCTGTTCTCATGGTCTCTGCTGGCTTCATCCTTCGCATCGCTAACACTAGGGAGGAAGCCCTCGCTGGAATGGAAAACCTGATGAAGGACATACAGCTTTCGATAGACGATACGTTTCCAGAGGATGATACGTCTATCAACTAATCCCGGCCACGGGGCTCAGTGGCAATTAAGAAGGAACTATGGAAATGGCACTTGGTTTTAGCACTGAAACGTCTTCGGGCGGCAGCAAGTTTCTGCCGGTGATTAAGTTCGACGCGAAGGCAGGGGAGTTCATTGCAATCAACCGCACTCCCGGCGAAACGACTGGTACGTGGGACAAGGAAGAAGTAGAGGTCGCTCTCCCGACAAAGGTCGTGATCGACATGGCTGGCCTTGAGGTCGGCTGGATCAGCTTCGCTCCGTCCTACTCTTGTGTGATGGTACAGGCTGGCGAGAAGCTCCCTCCGCAGCCCTCCGCAGAACACAAGCACAGCGTTCGCATCAAGATGTTCTTCAAAGAGCATGGCCTACGTGAAATGACGCCGACATCGAAGACAGTTCTTCGCGCCGTCGATCAGCTTCACGATGCCTATCTGGCTGGTGCGGCAAAGAACCCAGGCAAGATGCCTGTCGTGACAATCCACGGCACCGAGACGAAGAAGGTATCGACCCCGCAGGGCGAGCTTCGCTTCAAGGTTCCGAAGTGGGAGATTACTGGCTGGACTGAAGCTCCCACGGCCTTTAGTGGTCAGGAAGAAAAGCCCGCTCCGAAGCCGAAGGCCAAGCCTGCCCCAGTTGAAGAAGAAGGCCTGGACGAGTTCTAAGCCATAAAAGTCGAGGCCGCCATTCCGGGAGCGCATGGAATGACGGCCTCATAACCGCGAGAGGGGAGAACTACGCGGCCATGTCAGACATTAATATAATTCAGCCTACAATGCCACTACCGCTGGCTGTCGCCATTGGCGGTATGAGAGACACATCCCTCAAGGTCCATAATTTTACGTGGGCCACATTCAAAGACCGCCTGAAGAAGCCCCAGATCGGTGGCAAGGACGGCTCCTACTACATTCGTGGATCAGAACTGCGCCAGCCTCGGCGCGCTGATGACAATCTCCTGTCGGCCAAGACGATCATTCTGGACGGCGACTCCTCTGTCGATCCTGAGACCGGCGAGATCACTCCAGGCGCTCCCGATCTGCATTTGGTGGCTGGCGCTCTCAAGGAGATGGGCATCACGTTCTGCGCCCATACGTCCCACAGCTTTGTCCCCGGCAAGCTCTGGAAGTACAGGATCATCATACCGGCAGACATACAGGACCAAAGGGCTCTGGATGCGTCGGTCTCTTGGCTGATCTCCCAGCTTCACGCTCGCGGCATCTGGCTGGCTGACGTAACTGAGAACCATCGCTGGTCCCAGCCATGGTACTCGTCGCGCGTCAGCGACCGTGAGGCCCTGAAGGACTTCCTGTTCGTTGAGCATGATGCCGACAGCTTCCCGCTCCAGAAGGCCATGGATGCCCTACGGCTGGCAGAGAAGCAGGCTGAGAAGGAAGAGCAGGCTCGGCGCTCACAGGTCGTCCAGCAGCGCCCAGAGGGCAATATACAGGCGTTCAACAAGGCCTTCACTCTGTCTGATGCCAGATCGACGCTGGAGAGGGCTGGCTATCGATTTGGGTACTACGACAAGGCGAACAATTCCTACCGCTTTATGCGCCCCGGCTCGGAGACCAAGACCTACGGCGCTGTCCTGTTCCAAGGAGCGATGGGCGATTGGTGTACATACAGCCATCACGGAAGTGCTGACCCCCTGTCCTCGCGGGTATGCGATCCGTTCGAGCTTGTGGCTGTTCTTCAGCATGGCGGTGATCTGAAGGCTGCTGCACGGGCTCTGTTCCCGAAGGAGAAGTCGGTCGTTGAGAAGTTGCAGGAGAGGGCGCAAAAACAATCCCCCCCTCCTGAAAATACGATTTCAAAACCGGGTAAAATCGATTTTGGTCCCGGAGAAACTTTGCCTGAAGAAGCTCCCGTCTCTCCCTCTATCCCTCTTCCCTCTGCCCCTACGCCACCCAAGCGCGTGTCCCTTATCCCATGGGCAGACTTGCGCGACGAACCTGTCAGGTGGCTTGTCGATGGATTGATTCCGGCGGCTTCTTTCGCTGCCATATTCGGCAAGCCTGGATCGTATAAGAGCTTCGCTGCCCTGTACCTTGGGGCGATGATTGCGACAGGGCGTGAGGCGTTTGGGCGAGCCACGACACAAGGCCCCGTGATTTACATTGCTGGCGAAGGCGGGGCCGGTCTCAAAAGACGCCGCGATGCGATCATGCGCCAGCATGGCTTGCCACAAGACGCGCCTGTCTATTTCATCAAGGCTCAACTCAACCTGGCGACAACCCTGGAGGATCGCGACGCCTTGCTTGCGGAGATTCGCGCAATCGGCGTCAAGCCAGCGCTTGTGGTGATCGATACCTTTGCGCGCATGACCGCCGGGATTGAGGAAAACAGCGCCAAAGACGTGGGGGCCGCTATCGCCATCATGGGCTCCATAGAGCAAGAAACGGGCGCGGCGGTCTTGATTGTTCACCATAGCGGAAAAGCCCAAGATGCGGGAATGCGCGGGTCGAGTGCACTCCTGGCGGCTGTTGACGCCGAATTGCATTGTGAAAAGCTCACGCCGGAAGGCTCGAGCGACCGCATGGGCCGCATCAAGATCACAAAAATGAAAGATGGCGAAGATGAACTACAGCTTGGTTTCAGGATGCACGTTGTCGGGCTTTCAGATATTGATCCTTCGCAGACTTCGCTTGCATTAGAGCCCGTGTCTGAGGATGAAATTGCGGGGCTTAGGGCGCCTTCGCGCGTCAAGTTAAACGCAGATGCGGTCAAGATGATGGAAGCCCTGAAAAAGGCAATTGCGGAGGAGGGACAACCTATCCCATCAGATAGAGCCCCAAGGGGGACGAAAGGCGTCACAGAGAACCTTTGGCGTGAATACTGGAAGATGATGACAAACAAAAAAGGCGGCACAGAACGCACGGCATGGTCGCGCGCATACGAAAAGCTCGAGGAAGCCCGTATGTTCGGTTTTTGGGCAGATTATGTTTGGATAACCAAAGAGCCGGAGACGTTCACGCCCCCGGCTCAAAAGTCTCAGGCATTGGAAACATACGACGACATTCCATTCCCATAATTCGCCAATGCTTGCCTGATGCGCGCTTCCGCTCCTAAGGGGAGAGGATGCGCGCGTTGCAGATCACACCATCGCCGCACAAGTCTAGGATTTACCCCTGCAAGGCGGGCAAAAGCATTTTGTGTTAGGCCATGGTAATCAAGCAATGTGCGGAAATCAGACGGCGTCATAGCCTATGCTCCCATTGCGATTGCGAAAGTCCAAACAAGCGCGACAACCAAGGCCGCTACGGTCAATTCTATGATTGTGTTAAGCATCTTCTTCTTCCCCTTTTTCTTCCGCATATGTGTCGATCATGTGCTCCGCAATTTCGCGCCAGTCGACTTCTGCAATGAACGCCATGGCATAGTCTAAGGCGAGGCTTTCGCCAGCTTGCTCCAAAATATCTATGCAGTACCCCTTCAAATAATCGGCGAGTTCAACCTTATCCAGCTTGTGCCAGCCCATTTCACGAGGGTCGAGGCCGTCGATCATTTCAAGGTTCACTCGCCAAGTGGCGTAGCTATTCCAGCCGCAATACGTGATCATTGTGTTTCCCCATCTTTGAACGTAACAAACATGACCGTGCATGAGCGATAAGGCCGGAACTCGATCATATCGCCGTGCTTATAGGTCCGGCCCCGAACGCCTGTCAGGCCCATCTTGGCCTTGGCAAGTTTCATTAGTTCCCGCTCATAGGTCCGATTGGCCTTGCAGTAGTTTGTCCCGCCGTCGTACCCATAGCGCGTCAATTCCGGCATCGTGACAGAGGCGCGCTTAACCCAAGAGTAGTTGGCCTCGCCTCCGAAGGTGTCGGTGTATTCTATCGTGTAGTTGTGCATGGTGTTTCCCCTGTCTTTTGCGTTGCTTTCACATGTTCAGCCCATTTGTCCGCCAGCTCTGCCATCCGCAGGAGATCAGCGCGCGCATCTGATTTGCCCTTTGCGTTTCCGTTCTCCAAAACTAAGGCGATGATATTGGCCGCAGCATGCCAAGATGGTGTGATGTCGATGGTCTTCATGGTCATTCTCCATTTTCCTGGCGAATTACGCGCATTGCGTCTTCAAACCCCTGACGGAATCCTTCGCGGTAAATCTCTTTATCTTTTGGAGCCGAAAACCACTGATTAGCCATGTGGCGGTCAATTTGAAATTGGAGTTGCTCTTCGCGAAATGCCGCAACTTCTTTCCAGTCTTTCATGTCCATTGTCATTCCCCTTAAATTGCACGAACTGAGTATTGATAGCCGTCGTGTTCGTTTTCGTCAGTCAGTTGCTCCGCTGCGCTTTTTGCCATGCGGATATCGTCAAATGTTGCGACAACTTGGTCCGTGTTTAGTTCGAAAACTTCATACATGGTCATTCCCCTTAAGCTTTCATGCCTGCGGCATAGTGCGAAAACAGTTCGGCATATTTCATGGTCTTGACGCTCACGC